AGCATCAGTAGTGGTTCCTACAAGCACATTACCTGCTAACCAAGTAGATGTGGTTGATGAGTTACCTATCCAAGTTCTATTTGATTCAGTTGCTGAGACCCCAGTTGATTGGTATCCTATGAAGATGTTGTTTGATCCTGTTGTGTTAGCAACTCCTGAGTATCCTGCTCGATATCCTATGGCTGTATTATTGGAGCCAGTATTAGAGAACAACGCTTGCCTACCAATTCCTACGTTATCACTTCCAGAAACGCTTGAAAATAACGAGTTGATACCGATACCAATATTACCTATGCCATTTACGTTTGACTGCAACGCTTGATAACTAATAGCAACGTTATCTGTACCTGTTGTGTTGTTGTATAAAGTATTGTAACCTAAGGCTGTATTACCATCTCCAGTATTATTATATAAAGATTGAAATCCTATTGCGGTTATATAGTTTCCAGCAATGTTACTAAACAATGCTTTATACCCAAATGCAACATTACTAGTTCCACTTGTATTACTATAACCTGCTTGATACCCTACTGCGGTGTTGTTTGCCGCTGTGTTAGAATATAATGCTTCCCTACCTACTGCTACGTTGGCACTTGAAGTGTTGTTTGAATAAAGAGAACGGAAACCTACGGCTGTATTACTTTGACCATACGTATTAGTTAACAATGATTGAGAACCAATAGCCGTATTTGCAGAAGCATCAATCGTATTAGTTGCTGCTAATGCACCAACAGCAACGCAATCACTTGCTGTTGTTACATTTTTTAATGTCTGATAACCTAAAGCAGTATTTTGATAACCACTTGTCGAAGTTTGAAGTGCTTGATATCCTATTGCTGTTACACTAAAACCTGTCCCTGCACCAAGGTTTGAATTTAACGCACCATTACCTACAACAGTATTAGTACTCACCCCTCCTGCACCTAGTCCTACCCTTACTCCATTGAATCTAGAGTCTGCTCCTACTACATCTAGTTTGTATCCTGCATCGGTAGTAGTTCCAATAAGCAAGTTGCCTGTTGTGCTAGCCACTCTAAGATATGTAGTAGTTCCAGCAGCATTCTGAATATCTAATATGCTGCCATTGTTTGTCCAAATATTACCGTTTGTAGACCCAATAGAGAAGCCAGCGGCTGTCAAATACCCATATCCACTTGCTTGCTGAATTGATAAAGCTTGACCAGAACTGCTAATTGAAAATCCACCATAAGCACTATTATCATTTTTAAATAAAAATGAATGAGTAACAGATGATGTACCTGTACTTTGGAATCTAACTAGACCATTAACATCTAATTTATAAACAGGAGTTAGTCCTATACCTACGTTACCACTAGTTGTGGCTAGTAATACATTTCCTGTCTGAGTCCTTAAAGCATAGTTCGTAACCCCCGTAAACGCACCATTAGTAAAGGTAGGATTAATATCTAGTCCTACTAATACGTCATTGTTTGCTGCTGCGGTTATTGTTTGGGTAATAGCTGTTCCTACACCCAAAGCAGAAGTAGCAGTCACACTTCCCGAAAGTAATATTTTAGCACTCGGGGTTGATGCTCCACCTATTGCTATTTTTTCATTTGAAGATACCCAAAGAAAACGACTAAAAGTATTATAAGGAAAACCTGCTCCTTTACCCATTTCAAATTGTCCTGAGTTTTCTGTATCAGCATACATACTCCAACTTGGGGTTCCAGTTTTACCAAAAAGAATTCTAGGTGCAACATTGTTTATAAATATCTGCCCATTACTCCCAGCATTTACTTCTAAGTTTCCTCTAAAAATACCAGTCCCATTAACATCTAACTTATATCCTGCATCGGTGAAAGTTCCTATAAGAAGATTTCCTCCCGTATTTATCCAAGAAGCATTTCCTCCCCAGTGAAATTGAACCTTTGATACATAACTAGCATCTAAAACAACAAATGTTGACGAGCTACCCCTAATAAAAGAATCAGCACCAGATGTGAATTTTATAAATCCATTATTATTAATTACAATAGCATTATCTGAAGCATTTGGAGTAAGAGTCAGTGTTGCCCCAGAAGTTGTTTTCGTAATTGATGCCGAACCATTAGAGATAGTAAGCCCACCTACAGTAATCGCATTGGTGGTGGTGTTCCCTGCTGTGGTTACTTGATCTAAAGTAGGAACTGAGACCAGAGGAGTACCTCCAAAGATTGCTGAGAAGGTTTTGTTCTTCCACAAAGAGGTGGCTGATTCGTAAACTAATAAATCGTTATTAGCCTTCGAAGAAATAGCCACATCGTGAATCTCATCTAACTCGTATCCGTTCTGAATACGATAAACGATTGTTCCGTTAGTAGGAGAGGTTCGAGTTACCTTTCCTATGTAAACTAAATGATTAGGAGCACTGGGTTTTACGTTTGTAATATATCCGGCTATTGTAGGGTGAAGATAAACTGTATCTCCATCTGCTAAAGTAACGTCTGTAAAAGGATGTGTAGCAGTAGTTCTAGTATCTAAGTTGTCTAAGTAACCAATTGTAGTTACATAACCATCTGAGTTATTTGCGATATCTGCCTTAACAACACCAAAAGTACCTGCTGAAGTAGCCTCTGCATTTGCTTGGGCCTTAACAAAGTTTGGTCTATTTCCGGTTGAACCAGAGATGTAAACTATAGTCCCTTTGTAAAGCGTAGATCCCGTAGAGTTTCTACCTATTACAGATATGGCCTCAGCATTATCTACAACGCCAGTATTATCGACATCATAAGTGCTCTTACTCATGTCCCCTCCACCACCAGCAGCAGGAGTTTGGTTTTCCCATTGCCCTGAAGTGGAGTTGTACGTTAATACCTGCCCGTTAGCAGCAGCACTGATTGTTACATCAGTAAGACTATCTAAAGTGGTAGCCCCCGTACTACTAGAAATATCCAATTCGACCACAATACGCCTTAGGCGTAGTTCTTGGTCTTTGTATTTTTTATCACGAGTTTGTTCGTAGAGTCTTTTAAACTCTGCCGCTTGCTTTAATATTTCTTGCTTTGTAACCTCAAAAGCCATTATAAACTTTTTAACATCTCAACCATTTTCGGATGAGGGTATATGTCAATTTTATCTTTGCGGCAAGAGTTATGAGTGTAGACACCTTTTTCACCTTTCAAACATCTAGGAGTAATACCCCAAATGTCTTCATTATAGGTAAGAGGTATACCATATTTCTCTTTCCACAACAAGAGCAATTCCTTTACTGCTTGGATTTGTGCATCCGTGTAATTATGAAAGTACTTAAATCCTTTGAATGGTTTATCCAAAGTGCAAACTTGGTCAGCCGGAACTACCTTATTTACGTAGTTATAAAACTTACCATCCTTCTGTGTAAGTTGTCCCCAATTGCAGATTTCAATTCCAATGCTTGTCTTATCCAAACTTTTATATGGAACTCCATTAGCAGTAAATACAGAAGTTTTAAGTCCCAAATGATATGCCCAAAACTTTGAACTAAACCCTTGTACCACCTCACCATCAGCACTAATAGATACACAAGTCGCAATCTTATCGGGGTTTGAGGCCCAACCTTGAAATACAATGTGAGCGTTAGGGCCACCAGCAGTGTGATGCAAGAAGATTTGATCTTTAGGATGTTCTTCTGCAAAATATTGGGTCTTAGGGAAGTCAATTTGAGTCAGTTTCATTTGTTATCTCTTACAAGCCTACAGAATCTAAGAAGAAAGTATTTGATGCAATACAAGTGATTTTAAATACACGACCTCTTTGTGCAGTAGGAGTTAAAGTTCCGCTTGATGCAATCGTCTGAGCCAAACCAGCACCATTTACATAGTAAACAGTTACTGAAGAATCGGCAGCAATAGCCACACTCTGAGCAGTATTACAGAAAACAGTTGTTGTATACCCAGCAGCAAAGGCAGGGTTATTAGGACATACAATAGTCACAAGACCAGATGCGTGAGTAACCAATAAGAAAGCATCGGCATCAGCACTTGTCAAAGGACGTAAACCAGCAGTTCCAATAGCCAACTGAGTCTTTGATTTCAACTCGACATTTGCAGACAAACGAGCATCTGCTAAAGTTCCACTTGCAATGTTTGTTGCATTTAAAGCGGTTAAGTTAATTCCGCTCACCGCAGGTAGTAAAGTACTAGCATCCAATTTTACCAATTGACTAGCACCATTAAAAGTATTTCCTTGAACAGTAACTTGAGAACTCAAACGAGCATCTGCCAAAGTTCCACTTGCAATGTTTGAGGCATTTAAATTGGTTAGTAAAATACCGCTTACAGCAGGCAATTGGGTAGATGCGTTCAATTGAACCAACTGAGAAACACCGTTAAAAGTATTACCTTGAACTGTAACCTGAGCACTCAAACGAGCATCGGCTAGAGTTCCGCTAGCAATATTAGAAGCGTTCAAAGTAGTCACCAATAGACCACTAACAGCAGGTAATTGTGTGCTAGCATTTAACTGAACCAGTTGACTGACCCCGTTAAAAGTGTTACCTTGTGTAGTAATATTTCCAGCTGCAACAACAGCAGTTGTTAAATTCGTAACCGTTACTTGTTTAGTAGTACCAGCACTAGTGTCTGAAATATCTACGATGGGAAGTAAGTCACCCGAAGCCACCGAACTCAACGAGTCCAATTCACTTATTCTTTTTTCTTGAAATGCCATTATAATTTTATTTGATATCCGTTTTGTTGTAATACCCAAACTCCATCTTGTGTAAGAATGTAGCCGCCTAGTTGATTTTTGTAAGCCATTTCTTTTGCAAAAGGTGTTACCTTAAAGGCATCAATTTCTGCTTGACTGACAGAACAATCTCCACAATTTCTTGCAAACCTATTTACGACAGAGATAAATTTATCAATGTCTTCGTTATAACACTGCACATTTTCCATGCACCAAAGTAAGAATAAACCTTTTGTCTGCAAAGTTTCATAGTTGCAACAAGGCCTATCATATTTTTGTGCAGCCGATATACTTTTTTCAGTATTGACAATCGCCTTGCGAAGTGCCAAGTAAGAACTGTAAAAACTATATAGAGTTACGTATGCCATTAACAATTACATCCTCCAATAGAATAAGCATTACAATCAGAATCACTAAGAAGAAAATTAATTTCTTCATATAATTCTTGAGCCAAAGTATATTCCTCACAATTAAAAGCCTGTACCATTCTATCGTACAATAATTTGGCCTCAGCATAGTTATTTATATCCATATTGCCCAAAGCCAATTTGCCAATAGAACAAACTAAATTATTAACTCGCAAAGAATACTTAGTAACTATTACAGTTGAACTAAGTATGCTAAAAGTAAAAACATACTTCCAAACTCCATCTGTAAGAGCAAAGGTTGGAACTACTGTAGAAGGATCTGTAAATACATTGTAAGCACGATTAGTTCCAACATTAAAGAAAGTTGTTGAATATAAAGCAGAATTACCTATAGTTGTTGTGCTTCCTGGTAAAAAGATATTTAAATCTACCACCGTAACATTCGAGCGGTAACTTGCAGTATTCGGGGTAACAGTATCGTTCCAACCGCCAGGGTTGCTGATTGCGTTATAATCACCGGTATTATCTACAACAATAATATCGGCATCATTGTTTATAATTCCGATTTGAATTGAAAGTGCCATATATCAAAGTTACGAAATATTTCTAAGGAATCAAACCTTGAGAATTTGCCAAACCTACAGCAATCAATTTTTGTTGCATTTGCTCTGTAATAAGACCTCTTTTTTGCATATCTCTTAAATATTTTCTTTCGGAATCATTGCGATAATACTGAAGATGAGTTTTGATTGCTTCCAATTGATCTTGCTCGAAACGATTGAAAAGATTTACAATTTCTTCTTGGGCTTTTTCATCATTGTCTTGCTCAATATAACTAGCAAGTACGGGTTTCAACCTTGCGATATCCTCACCATATTTTCTCAAACTAGTGCGCATAACCTCACCCCTAATTTTTAACTCTTCTCTATACAAATCGTTAGGTAATTCGTATTCAAAATAATTAGGAGAATTTGGTTTATCATCAGCTCCCGTAGTGATATCCATTTCCCAACGGAATTTATTTTTCATTGGGTTTGAGATAACTTGATACATACCGCTTGTTTTACCATTCCATTTCCACTCGTAATCTCTGCCTGTCATTTGTTGATACATCATAGCAAGATCCATAAGACCACTATTTACTTTCATAGCATCAACATAAGTCAATTTTTCTTTATCTGCATCTTTAGGAGAAAGAGAATACCTGCGAAGCGCAAATGGATCAAATACGGCTTGAAAATAAGCACCAGCAGTTCCAGGGTCAGCCAAGGTTACTTTATATTGTAAATCTTCGCCAAATGGGCCTATTGCAGCCTTATAGAACTCGTTTCTAGTATCTTCATTAAAAGATATATTTCGATTCAAACGCTGTACAGTTTTAATTACTACTGGTCCCCAAGCGGCTGGCCAACTATTATCTTCTCTAAATTTTGAAATTTCACTTGCACTCTGTACTATTTCAGCGTTTCCTTTTGACATAAAGGAGAAGAAAGAAGGGAAGAAAACTGACATAGATGTACTCAAAGTTCCAGATGCAAAATTCTCCCAAGCCTTAGCACTTGTATCGGGGTTTTTCAAATCGTTTGTCAGAGCCCCAACACGAGCTAAACCTTGGAACATCGGAAGATTTTCAATACCATTACTCAAAGTACTCTGAATCAAAAATCCTAAACCATTCTTTTGATCGTCAAGAAGTTGACCCATACCATTTTCTCTTTTAGCACGACCTTGTTCATAAACACTACCATACAAATTCATTGCGTATCCAAGGAAACCAGCATTATTGGTGTTAAGAATTTTATCACCATCCTTAGCAAAACCGCCTCTACGAGTAATAAAATTATCTGTGCCCATTTGCTTACCCCAATCTTGACCAAATGTTTTACCTACGTTATTCAAAAGAGTCATTCCATTGGCTTTCATATACTCAGCGTGCAAAGTAGCATTGTACAAACCACCACGCAATTGTATGTTTTTCAATGATTTATCTTTTTCCATATCGCCTCCGATTAGAATGGCTCCTGCTTTAACAGCAGACATTGCAAAACCATAGATTGCCCAACTTGTTATCATCTGAGCAGCATCATAGGTTGCTTGTCTTTTAGCAGCAAACAAATCAATCTTAGCCAATTCGTAATCCTTCCTTTGCTTTTCACTCTTTAATTTTTTACCTATCTTATAATCTTTGTTGAATTGTTTGAATTTATATTGGTATATACCTTCCGAAATCAAATACTTAGGACTTGCGATTGCAGGAACTGTCTTAGCGATTGCAGTACCCAAGAAGTTAACAGGTACTTTTGTAAACGGCATCAATGTCCAAAGTGCTACATCACCAACTTGTAAAAGATTCTTGCTTACTCCACCTACAGTGAATTGCCTTTTTATTTCTGAGCCCAATCCTGTACCCGGAGTTTGAGCACGATTGGTTGAATACAAATCTCTTACTTTCTTTCTGATTGCACCACGCCCTGCGGAAATGGCTCCAGAAATTATGTTGTCTCCCAACAAAGTACGTTTCAAACCTTCTCTTTCAAAAGCAGCATACATTTCTCCATTGTTATAAAGAATAGCGCTCATAGCACGAATTACATCCTCATCTAGGTTACCATCTGCTTTTTTGAACATACCATCGAATACACCATCTTGGAATCTTGTGCCTTGGATGTTTTGGAAGTAGTCTATCATCGACCTTTGAGCAGCCATTTGTCCGAAGGAAATATCACCTCCATATGCCATAACACGTCCAGTAAATTCAGCAGCGGCAGGTCCAAACGATGCTAATAGCATTGAAGGATTTCCACCAGCAATAGCACCAATAGGTCCGAGACCAAAACTCCACGCCAAACTGCGAGCCATAGTATATTCTTTTCCATCACGCAATTCTATAGTACCATTTTTGAGTTTGGTAAGTGTTAAATCCAATGCATCAGCTTGCTCTTCCATCGTCATATCAGACAATGATTTACCTGTGCTCTTGTTCACCCAAACATCCATAAACTTAAATGCCCATTGAGGATCTTTGAAGAAGTTAACTTGACCCAAGTTGTCATAATAACGATCCAATCCTTTGTTGGTATTTAATACACCATACTTAAAGTTGTTACTTTGAACATAAGAATATCTCGCTTTTGACAAATTTCTAGCCATTCTCCAATTCTCAAAACTCAAAGTATTACCCTTGATTCCTTTGCCGAATTGATCACGCAATTTCTGTATTGACCTAGTAGCAAAGTTGGTGCTCCATATATTATTTTCTACGTTGGCTACATAACTTAAAACAGCAGTACTGACATTTAACAAAGCACGGCTACCACCAGAAGTAATTCTCTCGTTCCAGAAAATTGGCTTTCTAGCCTCTAAGAACTGAGCAACACGGATAGTTGCATCTCCTACTGCTTTCTCAGACTTCCAATAGTTATCGAACGCTTGGTCTGACCAATCGGTTTCTAATGTAGAAAGAAAGATGCTATTTAATTTTTGAGAGTTTTTATAATCATTGACAAGTGCAGTCAATGTTTCTTTTTGTTTTGGAGTAAGTATAACTCCGTTGTTTTCTAGCGTTTTTTCAATTGCTTTCTGAGTCCCAATCTGATTAAAGAAACGAGCCATCTGTAATATGCGACCTGCTTGGCTGAATAACTCAGATGATACTTGGAAAGCGTAAACAATAGATTCGGGAGTATACAAGTTATCACCAATCTTACCAGAACGAACTTGGTCTGCCCAATCTAATCCTTTATCTATCAAATCTTTATCTTGTCCAAATCTTTTAACACCTTGTGTCAAAGCAATGGCGATTTGGTCAAAGCCTTGTTCTTTCAAATACTGAAGGAACATATCCATTGTAACTGCACTATCTACAAGTCCTAATCCTGTTTCACGCAATACGTTAGCAACATCAGCAGCCTTTTGTTCAACCTTTAAGTTTTTAGCATCTTCTTCTAACTCATTCAAGAAATCGCTTGGGTATTCTTTATCTCTATCCAAAGCATTCTGAACGGTTTTACGATAGTCAGCACCAAAAATATCAATCAAATCTTCATTGCTCAAAAAGTCCATGTCTGTGACAGCCTTAAAAATCTCCAAAGGACTGAAATCTTGTGCAATTAAATTCTCATAAATAGAATCAATTGCTGATGGGTCAATACTTATCTGACGAGTAATTTCTACTTGACGATCACTAAATGCTGTATTAACCTTATTCATTGTTTCAACAGCAATATTGGCTTGTGCTTGCTTAAAAGCATTCTCATCAAAAAGAGAAGTACCCAATACCTCTTTGATTCTCTTTGGTGTATATCCTTTGTTAATCAAAGCCGTAAAACTAGAAACTTTATTGTTTCTGCTTTGTTGCATAGCTTGAGAAAAGTCTAAAGCAATGTTGCTGTAATTTAATTGACCCTTATTTATAAACCCTTCGAATATAGGTTTTAATGTTGTTTGAGTATAAGAATTAGGATTCTCTGCATCTAACAAAGTAATAAACGGATCGAGGAAAATTATTTGACCCTTTGGAGTAAAAAATACATTTCCATTGTGCAAATCATCAATTAAAATACCACCTTCAAAATTTTCAGCGGTAACTTCCATGTCATTTTTTAGAATGCGTTTTTTAGATATTTTTGCTGGCCAAGTAATTCTTTCTTGCAAAGCATCACGTAATTTTTCTTGGTCTGCTAGATTAGTTTGTTCAATACCTACTATTCCGTGAAACATACGTTGTTTTAAAATAATACGCAATGTTGGTTCGGAATTTAAAAGTCGAGCAAGACCAATCGGAGTTTCTTTTCCTTGCCTCACATCATCACTAAAACCGAGTATTTCATATGCTGTTTCAGGAAAAATGGTATTGTAAGTCATTATCCTTCTCATCAAACTCAAATAGTTTATACCATTGAGAGGTAATGTTGCTTTGTATGTATACTTAGAAGTTTTACTCAGCCATACTCTAGATTCTTCGCCTGCTGCAATTTCATACATCGGAGGAAAAATGTTCTCTAATTTATTTAGATAAACATTATTCTCTTTGGCAAATTCTCTTAAGAGGTCTTCATCTTTTCCTTCGGTGTCGAAGTCATTTGATTCACCAAAGAAATCCCAGGAGTTATCTTTAAAAAGTTTTGCAAGCTCATTGATGGCTGCTTCTCCCACTCTTCCAAAAGTTTCTTTGTTACCTCCGAGGGGGATGGATTCTTCTTCTGTCCATCCAAGTCTGTGGATGTCTCTTGCATTTCCGTTTTCATCTACTAATATTGGTTTTTTTAATTGTGACTTATTTATAAAATCAGAGTCTGATATCTTACTTACTACTGCTCCACTTGGACCAAAAGAATTGTCTTTTGAAACCAAAGCCTTAGGACCAAGTATATCTTGAAGATACTCAACTAGTTCATTGCCATCAAATCCTTTTTGATATGCACCATTGCTTATTTCATAACTCTTTGATTCTGGACCTTTCTTTCCTCCTTTTGTCGGTTCAATATCATTCTTCCACTTGCGTGAACTGATTACTGCCTTACCGCCATCATTCAACTTATCAAAGACATCTAAAACAATAGCATCACGAATGTCCTTAGGAACTGCGTTTACTACGTTTAATAATACAACACCATCATACTTCTTATTGATTTGATCTGAGCCCGTAAATGTAGGTTTTTGTTTACCTTGCCATCTTTGTGGGTTTGGTTCAAATGAATCAATATTACGCCCCAAAGTGTTTGCAATGGCATCTGTTCCGAGACCCAAGCCTGCACCATAATCTAAAACATCACCCGTCATATCTTTAAGCAAAGTAGCGGCTTTCACATAAGAACCAACTGTATTTGGACGCTGAGTTGTCCCACTAGCTGCTTCAGAACGAATTTTCTGAGATTTGTTTAAGAACTCATCAACTTGAGCCGGAGATGCTACGTCTTCTTGACTTTCTTGGGGAGTGACTTGAGATTCTGTTTGGGGTTTTCCTTCGACCACTTCTTCGCCAACGCTGGCTTCTGACTGTACAGGAACTTCATTTGTGCTTTGCTCTTGAACGGCATTTGTTTTTAGTTTTAATTTTTCGGAAACTTTTCCTGTCGCTAATGTTTCTGACAAGGCATTCATATAATCAATAAATCCTTCACGAGTTTTAATACTCTCGAACAATTGAATTTTACCATTGGTGTTTCTTGCGATAAAATCTGAAAACACCCTAGCAATTTTTTCTATAGAATTTAATTTTAAAGTCTTTCCCTCCTCGGCTAAAAGTGGCGCAAGTTCAACAACAAACTCTTCGCCTTTTTGACTATTTCTATAACCACTTACCAAAGCATTGATTGAGGCTAAACCTTTTTCACCTATTGCTTTTTGTGTTACAGAAAGTAAATCATTTTTCATTTGTTCAAACAACTTTGGATCTGAGCCCAAAGTATTCAACAAAAGCAAGTGAGAAACCTCGTGACCTATAGTTGTATTGGTGGCAGCATCCATATTGATTTGGATTTCTGACTGAAATTTACCAGTCTTTTCATCATACCTAAGAGAAATGTTTCCGGCTTTGTTTTCAGCCGTGCCCATTTGTTTCATCGATTGAGAAAATTCCTCTTGGTTCATCATAATGATGTTTACCCCTGGCGTTACTTCATCCAATACACCTTGTAATCTTTGAGCATCACTTATAAGTTTATCAGCGTTCTGTTGACCAGCGGCTCTTGCTTTATCTGCAATTTGATTTAACTTCTGTTCGTCTTTAATTGTAGCACCCAAAGAAGTTGCCGCTGTTTGCGCTGTTGTGACTATCTGAGGCCCTTGGGCAACCAAAGCGGTATCTTCTTGAGTTGCTCGGTCTTTAGCTTGTTTAATGGCATTATTTATGCTTGCGTCTTGACTCTCGATTTTGATTTTATCATCAATAACAGCATTTACAAAATTACCATCTGTCATAGAAGTCAACAAATCATTGTTATCAACTACGATACTAAAATTATCATTGAATGTAATTTTGGTGTAATCTAAATTTTTACCTGTTGCAACATCAGTGAGTTTTTTATCGATTCCTTTTATTTGAGCATCGATTAAAATTTTTGTATTCTCATTTGTTTCTTTATTCGCAAGTTCTTGTAATCTTGCTTTTTTAACGGCCAAACTCACATAGTATTTTTGATGGTCTCTATTGCTGATTAGTTCTTTTGCGGCCGGGAATGTTTTAATCACCTCGTTGAAAGATTTTTTCATATCTTTCAGTTCGTTGATGTCTATCATTCCTTTTGCATACAAGTATTCTGGTAATACACTTACTCCTTTTTCTCCTAATACTTGAATTGCATCGGTAACCATTTGAGATAAACCAGCATCCTTAAGTTTTGCAAGGACACGATTTTTGCTCTGATCCATTTGCTTTTCACGAACAGATTCCATAATCGAACTACTACCGCTTAATACTGCTACTGTTGGTAAAATATTAATTGCAGTCGATAATCCATTTTCTGAGACCCAAGAACTGAAATCAGTTGGATTATCAGTGCTATATTTATAGTTAAGGTAACTTTGTGGAATTTCTTGAGTGACTTCTTGAGCCTCTTCAAGTGCCGTGGATACTCCAATTTTACGAGCAATTCCTCCAATACCATAACCTTTAGTAAGTCTTCCACTTAAAAATCCTTTTGTAAAAGGCATCATTTCTAAAGCATACGTAGGAGAAATTAAAATTTGAGTTCTTAAACTTTCAGCAGCAGCATTTTCTGCTTCAAAAATAGAACCCGTGCGATTAAAAGCATTTTTATAATTTTCACCAGTTTGATCCCAAGTATCTTGAGCAAAACCAATCGCTCCACCGATATACGGATTACCCGTCAAAATGGTTGTTGCAATTGGCAAAGCCATACTGACACCTTGCATTGTAACATTTTGTACAACACTTTTTAATGTCTCTACACTTAAGAAGCCTTCTGTTTTTAATATCTGGTCAAAAGGTCTTATGTATACCTGATTGGAATTTTCTACCAACTCTAAGTGTTTCAACAAACCTGTTAATGGATTGTCTTCATAACCAACAGCAGCAGTTAATGAATTGATAGCATTTCCAAAAGTGTTTGCTGCTCTTCCTGAAAGTATATCTCCCAATCTCCATCCGATGCTATTGCTATTTTTTACTTCTTCTACGGAATAATCGCCATACGCTTTTTGATATGCATCACGATATTTTCTATACGCTGCTGTAGTCAATTGATTTTTTTCATTGACATCTTTTGCAATACCATATTTTTCTTGAATGGCTTCTAAATCTTTTTTAGATTCATTTTCAAGTTGTATAAAAAATTCAGATGCTTTTTTCTGACCTTCTTTTTTTAATAAATCTACCGTTTCCTCTAAAGTAGTATTTTCTTGACTAACCAAATCAACATAACTCTTATATGCTTGATCACGTTGATCTTGACTCAAATTCGGATTAGATTGTACGATGCTCAAATAAGAATCATAAGCACTTTTTGTTTTATTTTCTGATGTGCTTTTAAGGGAAGAAAATGTTTGTTCAAATTGACCTGCAAGTTCTCGGTCAAAGTTATTCTTAACTTTTTCTGTATTGGCTACTAAAGACTTAATATCATTTTCCGCATTTATATCTGCCCTTTTTACATCTTCTGCAAATACATCAACTTCGCCAAGTTTCTTTTCAACAATAGATTGAATCAAAGTTTCTTCGGCCTTTGCCTTTACCATACGGAGCAAACGAGGCTTAAGCATTTGAGCAACCTCTTCTTTGCTCATATTCAATTTTTTAGCTGTCTCATCGTTTACCGGACCAAAAGTAGAATTTAAATATTCATCTACTTTGTTCTCAACATAAACAGGATTGATTTTTGGATTGTTAGCATCGTCTAACATTAAAACACCAAAGTCATAAGACAACTTACGATTGGGATTAAGTTCTCCGTCTATTGTAGCTGGGTTGTCAAAAAAGTTGGCTGGCATATTAGAACCAAAACTTTTTACAAGACGATTGGCATCTGGCAAAAGCGTTTGGTCAAGTCTTTTTTCAGATTCTCCCATTCCTTGCTCTACCATCATTTCAGTTTCTGTAGAACTAGCAATGTTTAAATCATCATAATTCTGCTTGCCTCTTACATAATTTTCAATCGCATCTTGCTGTTCTGAAATTGGTTTTGGCTTATCGGCCTCAGCTAATCTTTCAGTTATACTTTGTTGTTTGAAAGGTGCTCCTTCTTGTTTTGGCGCAAGCGCAGGAAATTCTTTCTTTTGTGTTTTGGGTTTTACTACTAGGCCAGCATCATTAACATCAACATCATATTTTTTATTAAGTTGCTTGACCATAGTATTCAAATCCTCATCGACATCAGGATTCTTTTGGAGTTGCTTATATACCTCTACAAAGTTTTTAACTTTTTGCGCAACTACAGGAATATTGATTGCAGGTTGCTCTGTTAAGGCAAATATCTCACGATAAAGATTTTGATACTGTGTTGATAATGGACCACCGAAAGGTTCTCTTCCAGTTGATTTGATGAGTGATGATGGCTTTGGGCCTTCAGTTGAAGGAACTGCTGCACTTGGTGCATTACCCAAAGTTATTGCTACTTGACCATCGCTAGGTGGTGCTACATCTCCCAAGTTTTCTGACAAACTCGGCTTGGCTTCAGCCACCAATTCTTCAGTCTGTCCAACCGAAGGAGATTGAAAAGAAGAACTTTCTTCTGCGAGGTCTTGTATGATTGGCTGGTCTTTTTTTTTTAAGTATTCTGAGGCCGATTTGACACCATATAAATTCTCAAGTGTTGAATCAGCATTTGCATTATTACTAAGATATCCTTCGAAATCTTCTTTCGCTCCAAAATACTGAACGAAATCTGGTTTCTTGCTTAACTCGTCATACAAATCTTCGAAAGTTTCTGCCATGTTATTATTTCTTTTTTAAATATGGTTTTGTAAAATTACTTAATTCTTCACTAGTTGTAAAGGTTTTTCCATTCATTGCCGAAGTTGCTTTTGATGCAGCCGATTTCATATCATTTAAGTATGTTCCTAATCTTGCTACATCATACTTGCTTCCTGCGATGTTCACATATGAATAGTTTTCCAAATCGGTATAATATATCTTACCGCTTTCTGAAAATTCAACAAAAGGAGTAATTCCCTTAATTTGATTTAATTCATCATCGTGAGCAATCACCTTAACGCCATCTACAATTTTATATGGATATGTTCGTACTGTACTTATTGTAACTTTTCTTCTACCAGTCAAACTATTGCCTGCGCTATCGAAAAATTTATTACTTGGATTAATTTCAACGCCCTCTACTTGAATATCCTCTTTTGCTAAACTTGTGGCTTTTAAATTGACCGCTTGTGCTAATTTTTTATTACCACGCATTTCTGTTGCACCAAAATCAACTATTTCAGGTACTTCTGTAGGAGCTAAAGGATCGGAAAGTGATCCGGTACTGACGTTGACATTAACACCTTTTTTCTCTTGAATCAACTTGCCTTTGAGTTCTGGATTAGAATATTGTGAAGCAGCTAGAATCAAAATATCTTTAACTTTTTTCAAGTCTTCTTCAGTATATTGACCTTCTTCATCTGTTATAATATTCAATTTATTTCTAGCAGCAACTTGCTCAATAACATCTGGATTCAAACTCATATAATCCTCAACCTCTTCCTCTATTGATCTTGGCGGTCTACCTAAACTAGCATAAGCTGCTTTGTTATTGTTATATGCATTTTGAGCATCTACTCTGTACAAAGGTCTAATATACATTGTACGCAATTCTTTTGCACCATATGCATCTGGAATAGAAACAACATCTTGACCCAATATTGTTTCATTCATTGACTTAACTCGTGCTGCCAATTCTTTCTGATAAGGAATTGCACTTACGGCAGTTGTCATAGGTATACCCTCTGGAGTCAACTGAAAGAAGTTATCGAATGATCCAGGATTTTCTTGAGCATATCTTTGCAAGTCTTCAAGACTTTTTGCGTTTTTGTAAACGGGCATAAAGGCATCTAGTTTGCCTCCATAAAATTTTGTTTTATCGTTTAAGAATTTTGCTTGCTCTTCGAATTGAAATAGATGTTTAGAGTATGTATTTAACTCATCCATCTTAGAATCTATATTCAACATCAATTTAGAGAACTCATTAGAATCGTGTGGATTATCAGAACTTTTAATTCTCTCCATTTCAGTAATGGTATTTTCTAAAAGTTTTTGTGCCTCTGGTAAAACCAATCTATTTAAATTTGCTTTTTGACGAAACAAGTTATATAATTTTTCTTCTTGTTTTGCCTCTTTATCTTTAGCAGCAATACCTCTTTTTAAATTACGGTTTTTATCCGCTTCGCTCATTTTCAAAGCGATACTACCAAGTTGACTACTTAGATTTGTTTTACCTTGTAAGCCAATTGCGTCACCTAAAGATGCTTCTGCCATTATTTTCTAATATAAGACTTTGGAGTTTCAAACCTACGAAGTCCACTCAAACCACCCATAGAATAAGGCAGACTAGGTTTCATTGTCATACTTCCCATAGAAGGTACTTGAGGTTCACCTTGATTATCATTTCCTCCCATTCCATAAATATCTCTATACATTTGTCTATCTGCTTCAGCGCTATCCATAGCCATACCTTGCTGTGCAATACCCAAAGCACCAGAAAAAACACTACCAATTCTGTCTTGTTTTGCTTGACCATATTGTCTCAATAATGTATCACGCTTACCTATATCTCTTTGAACTTGACTTTGTTGCAATGAACTAATTGCTCTATTTTCAGAAGCCATTCCAGCCAAACCTTGTCTTCTAATTGCATCATTTTGACCAGCAAGACCTAATGCAAAATTTGCATTGTTTACGCTAGCCATTCTAGATAAAGCACTTGACATTTGACCGCCTGACATATCTGTTATTGCTCTTTGATTTGAAAGTTGAGAAGAGGCAAAATTTTGCTCTGCTAAATTTCTAGAATCGATTCCCATTCCTGTCCTATACTGCTTTTCATATAATCTACGACTCTGAAGCAAAGGATCTGCGGCATCCATAAATTTTGCCTCTGGTGTTTGATTAATCTCCTTAATTTTTTGTGAAGCCTTGATAGCGCCATAAATATTGTATCCCATCTCTCCGAGAGATAATCCAAGTGATAATTTAAAAGGATCTAGTTCCATAATTACAAAGTTAGTTTATTATTACTGATTATACAAACGAGCCATAGCACGGAACTTGACTATAAAATTAATCAACTTCTGTTTGCCACTGCTCGCCTCAAAGGTCATTTTCACTTTCAACCATTTTCCCCATAGGCGAGAAGTATCACCACTGTTGATTCCGCTTGAAGTTGAATCATTTTTGATGGGACTGTACCAAAGGTCCTCTCTTTTTTCAAACTCTGTTTCGTCTAAATACGATACGTGGTTTGTAGTGGTTAGGAATACATTGAATGGTTGCACATCCGTTACAAATTGTAACGCTTCGAAATTCTTGCTAATGTTAGGCTCATAGTTCATAACAGCAGTAAGACTAGGAATTGTATATGTTCCATAGTAAGTTGAGTCTGAGCCCGAATCGTGAAGATACATATCTTTTTGAGATGCTGGGTTGGTACTGAAAAATCCATTGTTATAAGGTAAATAAATATTAGGTGTATAACTGTGAAAACCAACAAATCCATTTTTCATCTCGTCAAAAACCAAAGTAAATTGTTTATTCGATACACCATCATTATACTTAATAGTAAAAATTGCCTCTGAATATTTATCATTCCAAACACCCAAAACACCCTTTGCTGTCAATGGAAAAAACTCATTTGAAATGTATTTTCCATTGTTCAACAAATAAGTCATAACTCCCTTATCACTAATGACTCTTGTGCCATCTTGACCGAAACGTACTATCTTTTGCAATCTGTCACTATACCAATAAACAGTTTGTTTTCCGCTTGGATTCTTTCCTACAATTACACTTGTTTTTTTGGATGTACCAACATTACTAATTTCTTCTCCCCTAGAGGATAAAATTGAACCAGAACCAATAACAATATCCGCTCCCGTTTGTCCATTTAATAAACTAGGGTCTCTGAAATATTGTCTTTGAAAACTAAATTCTTGCCACGTATAAAAATTATTATTAATAATGTCATGATGTGATATTTCTCCGTTAGCCAAGTCCAAATCATTAAAACTTGTCGGTTCAAAAATCATAAAATTATTTTTTGCACTTCCAATAGTTTTCTTACTACTCCAAACAATTCTAGATGGAAATTTATAATCTGTTAAATTGTTATCGTAAAAGTATCCCAATTCCCCAAATAAAATATTACTTGGCGTATAACCATCATCATAATTGTTTTGATTAGATGCCTCAAAAGGAACTTCTAACCAATAGATTGCTTTACTTCCAATTGTTCCTTGCCCATATGTTCCACCAGCTTTAGGATTAACATATTGCGGAAAAGCATAACCAGCGCCTTCTTGATCGTTACCATCCCATTCCACATAATTAAACATTTGAGTATTTAATACGTTCTGAGAATAAAAACTCCATCCTGACGATTGACCTGTTGGAGTTGTTGTATTGTTGTACCGAGTAGACTGAATTTTTAAATGCGATTTTTGATTAAATACATCACCACCAAAAACAGATACGTTATTCTTTATTCCGTTATCGCCATCCAATAATATATAGTAATGGCCAGTTGGGTAGTATGTTGTATTTTCAGTATTTGCCGGGTATTTTTTATTGCCTTTTAAATCTCTGAATATTTGTGTGTAGTAATGACCATATTCATTTGCATTTAAAGGCGCACTCAAAGCAGGAATTACACTTGGTAATTTAAAACCATAACACGCACCAAATACTTCACCGCTACCTGCATCTGTATTCAGAGCCCAATTCTCTCCGGGAACTACATTCGCATATTCACCAGCAGCATTTATTTCAACACCATTAACAATATTATATGTCGTAAAACTTAAAGCAACTGAGTTTCTATCATAAAAGTATCCTGGAAAATCTTGATATTTACTCAAGGCAGTTGCTCTACTTGTTCCACTTGCTTGCACCATATTTGTGCGATCGAATGGATATGAAATTTTTAATTGGTCTCCTGTTTGATAAACATATTCTCTACCGAAATAAAAATCGGCAGAGTAAAAGAAAGTTCTTTGTGTTCCAGAACCTCCACCAACAGCAATAGCATTATTAAATACACCCAAAGGAGTATACCAAGTACCCCCTGTTGTTTTTGCTCCTGTAGTGCTTCTAAACAACAAACCCGTAGCCAAAACTTCTGGAATACGTTCTGCCCTTACAATCTTGTAGGAACTTATTAAATCAGAAATTCTATTACCGCCTGTTTTTACAGCATCGCTATAATTGAAATCAATATTATGAAACCTAGGATAATAAGCCTTGGCATATGCGGCATTGCTTGTAGTTAAATTGATATCCAAAGTCGCAATGACAACAGAACCTGTTCCGGTTGTACCCAAAGAAACAACTGTCGGAGAAGTGAAATATGTATCGCTTAATTGAAAAGTATTTGTAGTAACTGAAGTCGCATAATAAACTTTGCCAGATGTAACTCCGCTCAATCCTGTCGATACAGTTACAACAACCTCATCTCCTTCTTGAAACTTATGGTTGGTGAGCGTAATGGTATTTGTTCCTACGTTTACAGAAGTAATTGTACCACCCAACATCGTTCTTCTGCTTCCTACTACATTTGTAGTACTTGAATCAAATCTAATATCATCTAAATAATATGGGGCACTCCACTTGTTTGTTTTTTTCCACTTGACTTGAATACCAAAACGATAAGTATCATTAAACATATAGCCTATGTAATTCATTACGTTCATAGGATCTTGGTACTCTCCGTATTTGTAAGCAGGTTCTCCTTTAGTTGCCAATGAACCTATTCCTCCTAAACCACTTATGTATTTTTGGTGTACTGAATGATTTATTGATGAGGCCCAATCTCTAAGGTCGTATTCTTTTTCTTGAGAAATATTACTCAGAACCAATCTATTGTCGAACAATCTTAAATTTTTTGCAGAAGCATAGGATTGTTTTAATGCCAATAACTCTGCTACACTAAGAAGTATATTATCATCCCCTACACCAGTATGTTCAATTTTTAAGTTGGTTTGTGATTCGCCTAATTTAAAACGTCTAACAATCTTGGCATTAAATGCTTTACCATTAAATTCAATTACTGCCAATTCAAAATAACTATAAATACCAGGAGTAAAATTTGTGACTTGCAATCTAATTCCTTTACTTGTTATTGTACCAATATCGTCTCCTGCTATGCTAGAGGTCTTTACGGTTTTTGCATTGTAAATATTAATAGGGTTGGTAGGATATATAAATTCTGTAGCAGAATAATCATTCATTACAAATCTACCAGAATATCTTTTATTTCCAGAAGTTAATCTACCTAATCCTTCAACAACTTCAATACTATTAATGTAAACATTCTCTAATCCTTTGAATAAAGCACTTTCAAAATTGATTGTATCTAATTCATAATCACCACCTTCTGTAAACGAAAATCCGCCTGCTGTTCTTTTCAATGCTTTTTTCAATTTCATAGAACGAACAGGATTTGAATTATCTGTCCAATAGAAGTTTATAAATTCATTGATTTCTTCAATGTCAATATCTACAATTTTAGTTTGAAAAAAAGTAAGTTTTTTGGAACGCAATAAAGTTACATATGCGTAACCAGCACCGCTAGGATACACAACACCAATTTCACTAACTTGTGAACTACCATCGGAATTAGTCAAACTACCGGCAGAATAAACAAATAAGTCATCTCCTAATTGTTTAGATCCGATAACGCTAAAAGAACCACCTGTGGCAATATATTCAGTTTTTACTTTAATAGAACATAATTCTGCTGTAATATTTTGTACTGTCAAAACAAAATCTGTATCCAAAGCAGTGCTTAAATCAAAATAAGCACTATAAGTTCCGGTCGGCTCAAATGGATTAACACCTGGATAAGTAAAGTTTCCTCCGTATGCACTATTGGCCAAAGTATTTAAGTATCCTTTTAGAGTATTCGCATAAGTAGCTAATGTAGTAGTTGCTATATTCAAACTAGCATTTGTGTAATAAACATTACTATTGGTCTTTAAGATTAAAGTTCCTTCGTTTGCACTAACCGCACCATTAGCAATATCTGTTACATCAAAGTATATTCTATAAACTTTACTTGTTGCAGCATAATTGACAACACTTGCAGATAAAGAATTTCCTTTTACGGGCATTACACCTGCAAAGTTTTGTCCGTCTATTTGACGATGACGAATATCATTTGCATCAATGTAATTACCTTGATTGATATAAGATACATCAGTATCTTTATCCATTATACCACTAGGCGTAACTCTAATATTTGGCATTAGATATTTGCTAATTTTTGGGTTTGAAATTCACGCTGATAGTTCTGCATTAGAGCAACGCCATAATCTTTTAAGTATCTACGGCTAAATTTCCAACCTATGTAAGCAACTAGCATACGTTCCCAATCATCAGGTATAATAAATACTCCGTCCTCATCTGTCATTAAGCCATAATACTTAACAAGAATCTTTGTGCCATCTGGTACTACATAAACTGTTGTTCCATTAACCAAAGCAGAGTGCTTCATAAAAATTAAAGTATCGCCTTGAATTGTATAATCAATTTCTGGGCAATATTTTTCACTTGTAGAACATAGATATACTCCAATCATTTTAGCAACATCGGCTGGTAAAACAACTTTGTGATTATCTGTAGTTAGGGTAACACTTTTTTCAATAAGTTTGCTCATTGATTTGTGAGACCGAACTGCTTGGTTGATCAATACTTCAAACCACAAACCATTGTTTTCATAACCGCAGTTAAGTTCTTCGCAAGCTGCTGATATAACATCATCCATTCTCATTTCGGTATTCTTGTAATATTATCTGTTCCTGATTCAGCAGTACGAGTTGTCTTTCTAAACAAATCGCCAGTTACATATTCAACTATATCGTGTTTCAAATTCATGTCAACAGGATAATGGTCAAGCACTTTATCAAAGTTAGGTATAGTAGTAGGATTATTAAACATTCCTCTGATTTGCACATATTGTAATTTATAGTTGTTATAAAAAACTAAAGCTATTTTGCCTTGACTCATGTGTTTAAAATCCCACATGATTTCTTTTTTCTTAGCAAACAAAGAATGCCTAGTTAAAGCAGCAAAGCCTTTTCTGATTCTTACAAATGGCTTCAGACCATTGGCGTGTCCCACATATACAAAACCATCATTCTGTCCATCTGTAGTTATTACATTAGGGCATTCAAATGTGATTACATCACAATTGGTTTCTGTATCGCTGAAACGAATGTCAATTGTTTGTACCCAAGCATCATTGATAAACTTTCCAATCTTAATCAAATAACTAGAAATCAAGTGAGCACGTGCAGCGTGTATTTTAGTTTCGATATATTCATCATCAAAACGAGTCTCATTGTAAGTCATACCACTTAACAAATCGCTCTTTATTTCATCGACTATTTCTTGTAAGTAAATCATGGATTATTGACAATGTCTTGCATAGCAGATTGTTTAGTTTGGTAATCTTTGGTCTGAGCCCCAAAGTTCAAAACACATTCGTCCATAAGACGGAATAAAAATTTCTGAGAATAGTAATTTAACAACTCAATTGTAGTATCAGTTACAGTTATATCCAAAGGCGGTACACGAACGTAATCAATGCTAATAGTTGCTGGAGCAGGATTTAGTTTTAATGTTCTAAATTGAGATGTTCCATTATTAGTAAACTCATAACGAGGGGTAACAATATTTGCTTTGTGGAAAGAACCCGCTTTACGAGTAGAAGACATTTGTCTCATTTCCAAACTATACATCCAAGTATACGTTCCGGCTGTTGTAGCAAAAGCACCAGCAGTTGTTTTGGCTTGAAATGTATCTCCACTTACTTTGCTGACGATATAAGTAGTTCCTGATAATTTAATTGTTGATCCTTTACGCAAAGTGTGGTCTACGCTCGTTAAAGTGTTTCCGCTAGCCGTTACCACCAAAGACTGCTCATAGTTGCCTAGGATACGCATTGCGTGCATATAGAAGGGTATCTCGTTTGCTGGAGGCGTAGGTGTTGTTGCAGAAAAATTTAATGTACAAATTCCACTCGTAGGAGTGAAAACTTTTTCCTTCAAAAATAAAGCAACCAATTCATCCGATTCTTTTTCAAAAGATAAATCGTGGTACATATTATCCACAAGTCTATACATAGACTCCTTAATCAAGGAATTTGCTTTTGTGCTATCTAAGTAAGCAGAATACGCCTTGTCTATCTTTTGCTGAAGATATGTCCAAAATTGTGCACCTGTCATTATATCAAAGATACAAAAAAACAAAGAAAGAAAAAAGGGGACATTTCTGCCCCCTCTTAGAATTTATTCTAGACTCATCAAAAATTAAATCTTACCAGCCTTTTTCTTATTGGCAGCAGATAGAACAGGGATTAAATCTTTTAACTCTTCTGGTAATTCCAATACAACTGAACCAATGGTTTCCATTTGAGATAACTCATCTTTTTCCATACGATCAACTTCTGGTTTGATGTAGTTTTCAAACATATCTGTATCAGCAAGAATTGTTGCAACAACAGCATCGATAGTTGTTCCTGCGTTTCGACCTGCAATTTTATATACAGGACCATCTTTTTCAATCAATCTATAAGCAATTGCTTTATTGGCATATACCGTGGCAATTCTTTCATTAGCACGAATAGACAAATAGTTTTTAACATAGTCCTTACGAGCTATCGCTATACCATTGAGGGTAAGACCTACCAAGTGCAAATATACTTCCATAGGTGACATATCTCGTGGGTTAGAACCTAAAGCAAAAGCCAAGTTCATTTGCTCTGCATAGTTCATATTAGAAACTTGTCCGATACATTCCAAACGCTCAACCAACTCATCAAATTCATTTTGAATTCTTTCTTCTTTGATTTCAAATTTAAATTGTTGCGCAATCAAGTTTGGATTGGTATAACCATCTGTAAATACCAAAGGGTGATTTTTCCAAAACTGAATTACTGATTTTTCTTGAAAGTCTTCATTATCAAGATTTAAAGTTAAAGGAAAACCTTCTTCAAAAGTGTATTGATATACACGATCTGTTTCCTCTAAAGTTGTTACAACTTTTTTACCTGACATCATCAGATACATTTCCTTGTCTGTTTTTTTGTCACGATACGAACCGACAATGCTTACATTGCCTTTGGTTCTTTGTGGAATTAATAATGCTTTGATTCTCATAATAGTTTTTACAAATATAAATTATTGTAATGGGATAAACAAATAAAAAAAAGAGGGAGATTATTAGTCCCCCTCTTAATTTTTACAGATTTCAATTATTACTTAACTAACAAAGTAGTTAAAGCAGTAATCAAAGCAGCGTTGTAACCAGATCCACCACTAGGGATGTAAATGTAGTTCTTTTCTGCATCTCCGTGACCGCTCATTACGCTTTCACTTGTAGAGAATGCTTCAAAGATAAATACACCATAGTTAGTTCCAGAAACTGGAAGACCACTAGTACTAGTAAAGTAATTAGTAGCCAACAAATCAGCACCTTTACCTCCCAATTCTACGTTACCGGCAGTTGAAACTACTGCGGCCAAGTTAGCACCTACTCCAGCACTGAAGATAGGGAAACCTGCTTTAGCAGTAATAATCAAAGTAGTAGTACCAGTACAAGTAACACGGTTACCCCAATAAGGGTGGTTGTTGATTGCAGTACGGAAAGCATCACCAATAGTAGTCGCAGTTCCACCTGAAGCAGGAGTAGTGTGAGTAAATATGGTTTGAATTTCGTTTGGCAAGTTAGTGTTAAATGCTTGACCTTTCTCTGCACTCAAAACAACACGGTAATCAGTGCTATTTGCAGCAGTTGGGGTAATGGTAACCACACGAGCAGTCTCAGCAGTGTAAACTTTGTAAACTCCGTTCTTAATTCCCAATAAAGGAATTTGGAAGTTTTGTAAAGCAGCTGGAGTAACGGCAAGTGTATTAGTTCCACCAATTTTCAAATACCCAGCTTTGTTTACTGCAGTACCGTCATCGGCAGTAGCAGCAATAGAAGGGAAACAGAAATATTTTTGTGACATTGACATAGTTGTAAATATTAGATAGCGAATTCAATCAGACCCATTTTGTCTGCAACACAATACAAACCACAATCAGAAAGAATGTGGAAGTCAACACCATCAACGTCTGAAGTACCCATAGATACAGACTGTCCACCACTCAAGGCAGCTTTAATGCTTGAAGGATCACTAGTCTCAAGACCAATCATACCAGGAACGTAGTTTGCAATCAACTCGTCTTGGTTGAAGTGGTATTTTTGAAGAGCAGCAATAGTTCCAGAACCATCAGCAGCAGGGATAGGGGTAGTATCAATAAAGTAAATAGAGTTGCTCATACGAGGCTTACCGTTGATGGTAGACAATTCACCACGGAACATCTCGTCATCCAACAAAGCCCAACGTACGAATTCAATCTCCAAACCAGCGTAAGCATACTTCATTACGTTCAAACCAGTTACTGAAGTACCACCAAAGGTATTCGCAGAACCAGCATACTTAATGTAGTCACCCAAAATAGTTTGCAAACGAGCCATAGCAGAAGATCCCATCAAAGCAACCAATTTACGGCCACCTTCAGCAGAGATACGTACCATTTGCTCCAAGAAATCATTGAATACAGACTGAGTCAATTCAGAAGTCAAAGACAAGTAAGAACCACCATTGTTGATGATTGACCAACGAAGACCACCTGTGGTGTAATATTCACCATAAGGACCAGATTTGATTTGACGCTCAGAGAAAGCATATTTGTACTCCAACTGTTTAGCGAAGGCTTTCAAAGTAAGATCATCATAAGATCTCCACCAGAAATCACCATTCCACTTAACGAAAGAAGCAATACGATCTCTACGAGATTGGTGAGAACTTTCACGAGTTACAGCAGTCAAAGCATAGTCTGTATCAGGAGTGTAGTTCAAAGTACTTTTACCTGTGCTAGAACGGTTAGCAGAAGCATCGAAGAAACGCTTTGCATGATGTCCAGCCAAGAAGTGGGTAGAAGTTGACAATGAAGTTACACTGTGAGGTGCAAGAGTAAGAACGTTACCAGCAGTATCAACAGTAACAACGATAGCTTGAACCAAGTTACCATCAGCAACGATATCGCTAATACGGAATTTGCTTGCATCAGATACAGAAACTGCCAACATACCGCTACCAGCGGCAGAGTTAGAAATAACTTTAGAATAAACACCCAAGTTACCCAAAGAAGAAATCTCTACTTTACTCTGAGGAGTAGAAATAGAAGAAGCCAACTTAGAAGTAAGCTGAGTCAACACGTTATAACCGTAATCTTGGCTATACACCATTGCCATTTTGTTTGGCAAAGAAAGTCCCTTAAGCAATAAAGATTGACTTAATGGAAGATTTGAAATAGTTGACATTTTTTATCAGTTTTTTTTATTTTTCCCTTTAACCTGGGAACAAGGTATTAAAAGCCTCTTGTGCGGCCTCAAGTCCAGAACCAACGCTACGTCCACCGCCTGTCATATTTTTACTAGGGTTACTCACTTCACGAATAACCTGTTCTTTACCCTCATTGCGTGCTTTTGTAATATTAGCTTTTACTAGATCTTTTCCATATTTTAGCCATAAGCCTATGGAATACATCTTTTCAACGTCAAATGAACCATCTGCTCTCTGAAGTGTAAATTCTTTATCTATGAAACTTTTTAAGTCCTTAGACATTTCGTCTGTAACTTTCATTCCATAAATTTCTTTACCTACAAGTTCTTGAGAAAAGTTAGCTAACTCTTCATTGTATTTACTCGCAATAGCCATTTCATATTGAGATTTCTCAGCATTGGAATTTTTCAACTGTTTCAGTTTCTCTTGATTCCTTTGTTCAAATTTCTGCTTAAATGAATCGGCCCATTGTTTCTTTGTGAAAAAAGACGCATTATCAAACTCATAAGTTGCTTGTTGTAAATCTTCTTCAGACAACTCCATAAATTCTTTTAATCCATTCTTTACAATTTGTTCGTCATTCCACGTTGTAATATCATCAACTTTGTACTCGCTTATAAAATCTTGCAGCGTTTTTCCGCTCTTTTTATATTCAAGAATTAATTTTAAATCATCGTCAAGTTCAAAAGCTGCTTCTTTTGATTCAATTACTTTTTCAGCATTCGGAATTCCTTCCTTTGCTTTACTATCTGTTTCATACCATTCTTTTTCTACAGCATTTGGCTCTACAGCCGGTTCTAGTATAGGGTTAGAATCGGTAGTCGGATCTACTATAGCAGGTTCTGCTAAAATAGGTTCTACCGCAACAGGCTCTATTGGAGCAGGAGTAATCTGATTGTTTCTCAACTCATCAGCAATTTGATTAAAGAATTCTTCTGACATATATTTTACAAATTTAGTATATTATATACAAATGTACAACATTTTCTTATTGTGGCATCATTTGTTCTTGTCCAATTGGTTGCTGTTGTTCATTTGCACCACTTTCAATACCTAATTTCATTGCATCACCGGCCACTTTTGCCTGAGCCCCTAATTCAGCACGATAATTTGATCCTTCTTCCTTCATGCCTTGCTGCTGTTGCTGCTGTTGTGCTTGTTGTTCCATTTGTGCTTGTTGCATCATCTGCATCATTGCTTGTTGTTTTTCAACATCACGTTTTTTCTTATTCATGCTGTATTGAAGTTCATTAATAAGTTCCGTATAGGTCTTTGCGGTTTCAATACGTATGTAATCAGCAATATCAATTTGTTGATTTTGCATAGCTGCTTGGGCAATAGATATGATTCGTTCACGGGCACTATCGTCCATAAAGTCTTTAACTTTGATGTATACGCCCAACTCTTCAAATTGAAATTCTTTAGTTACTTTAAACCATTCTTTTCCACGAGTTCCTACTACCGGAATATCATTTTCACTTTCGTCCATCAAAGAAACTTTATATTGATTCAAAGCAAAAGCCAATTGTTTTTGGAAAAACTCAATAAATCCTTGATACAAATAAGTAGTACCTAAGTTAGATTGAGCAATAGTACCTGCTTGGGTTTTTGCTCCTACATAACCACTTTGTTGACCTAGAGCCACCTTTGGAATATTTACGATTTCTTCCATCAGTCTTTCTTCTTCTCTACGTAAAGAAACCAATTGTTGAATGTTTGCATCTAAAGTCATATCTACAACTTCAACCATACGAGCATCGGCACCAGAAACAAAGTCTTCTCCATTTGCAGAACCATCTGTTACGTGTATACCCATACGTTCAAAATCAGAAATTACATCTTTTGCGCTTGATGTTCCAAGTTTTTGTTTGTTAATCAGATAAACTTTACCTTTGGCTCTGTTCATCATCTTGGTAATCTCATTGGTGATGTAATCAATACGATCTTGGTGTTGGTGCAAACGAGCAACAACAGAACGATTCTCTCCCATAACCATATTCGGGATAAATACCTTTAATGGTAATTCAACATCTCCAGGGTTATCGTGTTTACGAACTTGATTTGTAACTTCTTCGAAATCAACTACATATTTATTTCCGATTAGAGTTCCTTTGTAAATTGTCTTGGTCCAATACTGACCTTTCCGGCCATTACGAATCTTCGAGTAGTGAGTATTACCAAACTTGTCTTTGGAATTTTCATATCCCAAATCTTTCATTCCAATCCAATAACCGGTTACACAAGCTAAGGTTGGAAGATTGTTTACATTAAACGCCCAATTGGTTGCATAAGGATGCGTGGTCAAATCCAATAATTGATACAGATTGTTCATGTTAATCTGTTTAATCTCCTCTAGTTCGGCAGTAGTCAAAGAGTCTTGATATCTCTCTACAATATCGGTTATGTTTAACCAATCTACTTTACCTACAAAACGGGCTTCTTGATTGAAATCGTCATCTTTCGCCCTGTCCACAATAAGGTTGTGAGGAAGGATAACATCAAAATACTGCTTACCATTTTCTATTCTATTTTCAATTCCAACACTTCCACCAAGTAGGGTATAAAGAAATGCTTGTTTTAATTTGTTACGAGAATCATTACGCAAGAGAATGTCTTCACACAGACGCATACCAAGAACTTCTGTATATTCTTTGTAGTCATACTCCATATAACGATACACGTCTTCTGGTACTTCCATCTTTTCGGTTTCTTTACCCAAAGGGGCATATTCAAAACCATATTTCGCCAATGTATCAAAGATTTCTGGAGCGTCAAACATAAGTAGCGCTCTTTCTAGAATCTTCGTTCTTTTGTTTACAGCATTTTTACTATGAGACCGAACTGAAGGCTCAATGTTCTCAATCATTTTAATTGCGTTACCAACCATGTAATCGATTAAAGAAGTCACCTTCTGTCCATTAATCCATACTGTTGGAAGGTCACATTGGTTTTGATCTTGGGTGGTGTAATAATAATCTTTGTTGTATTGTCTCCCCAAGTAGTAAGTATACATTCTTACTATCTCATCAATAGGATTTTCTAAATCGTCTTTTTTTCTAATTCTTGAAATCCTATCGTGTCTCTTATTAAAATGAGACATTATAAACTTTAAATTCTCCTTATACCAAATTTGATTTTTCTCACTTTCTGGCAAAAATTGTTTTGGTTGATTTGTTATAGTAAACGCCATCTATTACAAATTTAGTAAAATTTAATGAAAAAACACAATTATAGCATTTAGATATTCTTACGTCTCTGGTCGTAGTATTTGGTTATCTTCGTCCAAGTAACACTATTTTCTTGGGTGAACCACTTTTTAAACCATACCCCCCTTTCCCCCCTTTCCTTTAAAAGCCTTAAAAAAGCTTTTGCGAAAATTGGTTCAGGTGTGGTAGTGGTTGTGATTCCCAAGATACTTTCTCGTTCATCCCCACACAGTCCATCAAGACATACCCCCATCAAAAAGTAAGGACTGCGGTGCAAACATATAACACTTTTTTTTATTTATCAAGAGAAATATGTCTTGGAATACATTTTTTTATGTAGAACTCAATAAACTCAGCACCTTTGAGCACTAAAACTTTTTCTACAATCAAACGAAAGATGTACTTATCGTTAAAATTGTACTTCTTTTGAAGGATGTCGATAAATGGTTTGACTACATTATCAATGTCTGCGGCAATATTACTTACTCCTACTATAAGAGACATCTCTAAAGGCTCTTTACATTGTTTTAAGTCATACGCCTGGAGTTTAAGCATAACTTCTTTTTCGTACAAAGTATATTCCTTTGTTTTAAATCGTTTGCCTTGCCAACATTGGTTGACAGACAAAGGTTTAATGTCTACTCTGTTTGAAAAGAGCAGGATAGAGTCCTTTAAGTATTTCGGCATTTGATTTTAAGTCTTGAAAAAGTAATAGATCAACGGGTAAACCATAAAATTCAGAAGCTACTATAGCGACCTTTAATGAGATTAATTTACAATCGTTATAAATAACCTTCGATAAGTGAGAATCCAAGTCAACTCCCATAAACTCTTTGATTTTATGAATGGAAATTGATTCATCGTGTAATTTTGCTAAATATTGAATGTTCTCCCGGAATCGATTTGAAATGTGAACGAGTTTGTTATCAATCAATTTGTCATAGTATTGACCTCTGATTTCTGCAATAAGTTGATTTTCAAGCAAGATGTTCATACCTCGCTTCTTTATAGAAATTATTTTAACTTCTAATTCGTCAAAACTCATTAGATAGAAATTTTCATTTCAAACTCTTGGAGGTATCTTTCGTTTTCTTCAATGCATCGTTTAACTTCTTTCATAACGATGATTAATTTTTGATGATCGATTAAAGATTTTCCGTTCAAGATATTGTATACGTCATATTTTTGAATTCCTAGACGAGAAGTTCTTTCTACGATACGGGCCATATCGCCACGCTTTAACTTGCTTTTTAATTCAAGCACTCTGCTTTTTAATTCGTTGTTCATAATATTTTACAATTTTACAAAAAAAATTTGTAATTTCAAAATTATATAGTATATTCGCCTCACAAATAGATAAAATCATGGGTTTAAAAAATGGAATGGGTAGCAAAATCTACCTTACAATTCGGGAGGGCAAAATTGCCCACAAACAAGGAGATGCTTATGTTTTGTATGATTCTTTCGAGGGTCAAATCGTAGGTATTAGCACACGTGAAGGTAAGTACGGCACAGATTTGTGTTTAGACTTATTAGACAATGACAAGGTGTACCAATTGCAAATCAAGATGAAAGGCGAAGAGCCTACTAGTAAGCAGACTTCTTACTTCATTGCTTTTGCACATTGTTGCCCTGGTATTGATCCTAGCAAAAAGGTTGAGTTTATTCCTTCTTTGAAGATTGTTGAAGACAAGAAAAGGTCGGCTTTGTTTATCAAGCAGAACGGACAAATTCTTAAGTGGTCTTTTAAAGTAGGTCAAGATGGTGTTCCTGCACCAGAGGAATTGAAGAACAAGAAGGGGGAAGTCATTTCTACTGATTGGTCAGAGGTTGAAGCGTATCGAGTTGACAGAGTAAATGAGTTTACTAAGACTTTGATTCCTTTCGAACTCACGAAAGATATTGTTGCAGATCATGCGATGAATCCTTACGTAGAGTCTCCTCAAGACGATTATGATCTTCCATTCTGATGCCACGTGGTGTAAATAATACAAAATTGGCCGAGAAAATTGGAACTAAAGTTGAACCTGCTCATATGAAACATTATGGGCAGGAACAAAAGGCTATAATTCGGCAGTCTTCGTTAAAAAGTGCCGTTTCTTTGGTTGAGTCCATTGTTCCAAGATTGCAAGTCGATTTCACGGTTACAGATATTCGTAACCTTACTTTGGAAACTGCTGAGTTGTTCGAAGAATGGGTCTTGAGATAATTCAAATCAATAAGGATAAGAGCTACGATGAATGGATTCAGTTCCGTACTCGTGGGCTTGGGGCCTCAGAGATTGGTACTCTTATGGGTGTCAACTCTTGGAAATCTCCTGCAGAACTATACTATCAGAAGATAGGATTAATTCCTCAGAAGGTAGATCAGAACATTCCTATGTTTATGGGGACTATCTTGGAAAAGACTGTTGCTGAGATATTTGAGTATTGGGATGGCGATGATGCATCTATGTTGAAGAACTATGAGATCCAAACTAAAGTACGTACTTTGTACGAGCCGGTTGGGTATGTGGTTAATCCACAGTATCCTCATCTTTTCTTCTCGCCTGACAGATTACAAATCAAATCAAAAAACTTAAGAATAAGAGATGGTAGAATTAACTTGGAAAATGTGGAAGCTGTTATTGAGATTAAGACGATTAGTGGATGGAGTAGCAAGCAGTGGGAGGGCGGTATTCCACCGTCTTATTACTTGCAGTTGCAAACCTACTTAATGGGTCTCGGAATAGATACTGGCTACTTAGTCGCTCTAGAAGATGGAAGAAACTTAAAGGTTCACAAATTTGATAGGGATCAGGAAATGATAGATATGATTGGAAGAGTAACAGCAGACTTCTGGTCATGTGTAGAAGCAGGTCGTTTGGCTTTAGAACTAGGAGAAGACTACGAGCAATATGCTCCACCGCCAGATGGTACAGAAGCCTTTTCGGAGTTCTTAAATAAGAAGTTCGCCAATCCTGAAGAAAATACTATTGTATCTACACCGGAGATTGATGAGTGTATCTTGCAGTACAAAGTAAAGAACTCAGAGATGTCTATTCTAGATGACGAGAAAAGAGAAGCAGCTAATTTCATTAAGAACTATATGGGTAACAATACGACTATACAATCTGAGGAAGGTAAAGTTACTTGGAGACCCAATGCCAAAGGAGTTAGAATTTTCAGAGTTGGATGAAAACAAAGGATATCGAATGGTATCAGGCTATGTGGGAGTCACGTCCACACAAATGCCAGGAATGTGGTTTACATCTACCACACTTCAGTCCGATGTATATCTCGCATATCATTACCAAAGGAAGTTATCCGAGTCTGAGGAATCATCCAGAAAACTTTATGATTTATTGTTCGCAATGTCATCAGTTATGGGAATTTGGGAAGAGGACGATGATGAAGACTTATAATGAGGCTATGAAGATAATGGATAGACTTAAAAGAGAGTATCATGAATCACGGTAGTTTATTTAGTGGAATAGGTGGATTTGATTTAGCAGCCGAGTGGATGGGTTGGGACAATAAGTTCCATTGCGACATCAATCCTTTTAGTAGAAAATTATGTAATTTTTATTGGCCTGAGGCCGAATCTTATGACAACATCAAGACAACTGACTTTACAATTTGGCGAGGAAGAATCGATATCCTCTCCGGTGGTTTCCCCTGCCAGCCATTTTCCCACGCTGGAAAAAGGATGGGAAAAGAAGATGAGCGCCATCTTTGGCCCGAGTTCCACAGAGCAATCAGAGAAATCCGACCAAGATATGTCGTGGGGGAGAATGTTCGTGGAATTCTTAGTTGGTCGGATGGATTGGTTCTCGAAGAGGTCTACGCTGATTTGGAAGGTGAGGGATACGAAGTCCAAACGTTTGTACTTCCAGCTGTCGGCATCAACGCTCCACACAAACGGGATCGAGTCTACATTGTTGCTAAAGACACCAGCAGCGATGGATGCCTACAGCGAGAATCTATCCAAGAAGGAACAGGTTTTCGGGAACTCCGGGACACTAGCGCAAGAAGTAGCAACGGGGTTCATATACAAGAGGGGTGTGCTGCCGACACCAACGACTCAAGAGATAGAAACTCCTTGCGAGTTGACGAAGACAGGTCGAAGGAAATGTCACAACGGAGACAGTCATTCTCTGAACTTAGGCAGAATGGCATCAATGGGGATGTTACCAACACCACAAGCATCGGACTACATAGACAAGAACACGAGCAAGAGTTGGGAATCAAAAGGGGGAATCAATTTCAGTTTGGGAAATCCGAAAATAAGAGAAACGCTACCGACACCAATAGCTGGGGATTGGAAGGGTCAATTGAGATCGGACGGAACAGCGAATATGTTGAGCGGAAAAGCGACATTGGGATTACTGCCGACACCGAATGCTTGCGATTGGAACTCGGCCAAGATGCCACAGACTTACATCGCCTCGGTTCTCAGACACAAGGAGAAAGGAATCAATCAGCAGTTAACATTACGCCAGATGACAATGTTCATTCCGAACAAGGTGGACCATCCGAAATTTGGGACGGCTTCCCAATTAAATCCCCACTTTGTTGGGGAGATGATGGGCTTCCCACTGAATTGGACGGACTTGCCCTTCCTAAGTGGAGAAAAGAAAGTATAATGGGCTATGGCAATGCCATTGTTCCACAAATTGCTTACCGTATATTTGCAACCATAGATGAAATCGAAAATAGAAGCTAAGCAGTACTTGAGGTA